CGCCAAATCCTGCAAAGCCAAATCCAAAATCGCACGATTCTGAGCCGTAGCCGCCTCAGACCTCGCACGATCAAAAGCAGCCAACTGTTGAGCCAGAGCCTTCTTCCTTAAACCAGAATCATAAATACCACGAGAAATAAACCGTTCACCAATCTGAGGAACAGCCTCCTTCTGAGCCTGACCCAAATCGTAACGTTGACGATCATAACCAGTACCCAAATTACGTCGATCCATAGTCGTCTTATTCAACGCCGTTTTAAGGCGTTGACTAGGAGAGATCCCATAAGGATCTTTAATATTGAAACCTGACGACAAAGGATTATAAGCCATATCTACCTACTACGAGTCTGAGCAATACTAGGGTAACGTTGCGCTATTTTTCTACGAATCTTTCTTTGATTCTCATCAGAAGCGTGACCTATAAGACGCAACGCTGCACGAGCATGAGCCTTATCGTTAATCGGGTAACTACCAGACTTAGGAGCCTTGGAAGGAACCGCATAATCGCTCTTAGGTAAACGTCTACGTTGCGCCGCTGTTAAACGAGCCATCTAGTTAAACACCTGACCCGCAATGACAAGAGTGGCGGTGTCTACAACAACATTTAACACAACAGCCCC